ACCTGATTAGTGTCAATCGCTGCACTTATTACAACACTTCCTGTAATTATTTCACCATAAACTATTGGAACAGGAGTGCCAGCCCTTGATGTATTTTGCACTCCACTAAAGTTAAAAGATAGTTGTGGATCTTCTTCTGAATTAAATTTTTGTGCTTCGGGTAAAGGAAACAGCATATCACTTACACCTGATAAAACTAATGCTGCACCGATTCCTAAAGCAGCCTTTGTTAGTGGCATTGCTGCTGCTAGAGATCCTGGTGCAACTATAGGACTAAAGAACGACCCCATAGTTAAAGGAGTAAAGAGAAAAGCACCTCCGATCAAGGCAGCACCTAATAGTACTTTCCCCATACCTCTACCAGCACCACTAATAGCTGGAATAAAATGTATATCTTCCTGCCCTACGGGATACGATAATTCACTCTCGTCAATATCATAATTACCAACTTTTACCTGATAATATTTCGGACCCATAAAACGTTCTACTTCTGGAAAATTATGTATTAAAAAACTTACTGCCTGTGAAACACTATTTACTTTTATCTCGAACTCTTTATGTCCGATAAATTCTGCTAATTGTCCATATAATTTTAATTTACGAAGCATAGCGATACCTCTTTCCTGTACATTTTAACAACCATTCAGAGTAAGGCTCTCTACAAGATAGTCTATCGGTTAAATGATGAATAACATCTCCTTCAAAAAATAATGCTACATGATTTAAAGTTGGGTGCAGAATACTCATGAGTAACACATCTCCATCTTCTAGTTTTTCATCAGGTCTAAGTTCTCTAAAGTTAGTTCTCCAAGCACAGGCTTCAAACAAAGGTTTGTTATTGAATTCTTCTAATGTTGTAGGTCTTTCCCAATCTCTGAGTTCAATATTTTTTTCTTCTTTATACCAATCTCTTACTAAACTCCAACAATCAGTTATACCCCAAACCCATTGCCGACCTAGTAATGGTGGCTTATATCCGCACGGTTCTAAATATGACCATTGTTCTGTCTTTGGGTTAACAATATACCAAGGTAAGTTACTATCTTCACAGCTAATTTTATCTGCCTGACTAGGATTAGGTGGGGTGATGGGGTGACTATGAACTACACCTACTATCTCTCCTGTATTGTCTGCTTTTATATAATCTTCTGGGTCGATAATAAAACATTGATGGTCTGTCATAGAAAGATTACGACAAGGATAATATCTTTCTTTACCTTTTATATTTAACAACAAACCGCAAGATTCTTTAGGATCTTCTCTTTTTGCATGAAGTAGTGCTTTATATTTCCAAGTCATTGAACAAACGTACCAATAGAAGGGAATATGGATCTAGTACATTGTCTTTTAGGAATCCTAACTCCAGCTAAATCTGTAGGAGCAGCAAGTTCAAATTCAACAACTTCTCTAGTTTCTGTTGCTTTACGGTCTATTGCATAAATTTCTTGAGGAAACTCAGCAGTGGGATCAGGAGTGCCAAAAGGATTTGCTTGTTGATTCTGCGTAACATTTACAGTTTGCGTAGTTGTATTTGGATTATTCATTGTTATCGTATTGCCCATCGCATTTCCATGAGTCGTACAATAGTACCTTACGTCACTTGGTGCAGAGGGATAAAGCGGAGTGTAGGTAACAGTTGCACCAGCACTGCCAGCAGTTCCAGAAACGGTTGTTAGTTGAACTCCTATAGAATCAGAAGTTATTTGTAGAGGGTGATTTGAATTAGAACTATGAGATTGATCGAAAATATATGTAGATCCTCTTTTCATAGTTAGCACAGGTCTTTGCGTTCCGTTGATAGCAAAAACATTAACTCCATTACCATCTTGTACAACTGTGACAGTATATGTGACAGTTTCTACATCTGAAGGGTCGGCTATAGTTTGAGTTGTAGTTCCTGTCACTACAGAAGTAGGAGCAAAGTTTACAGCATCTATAAACTTAGCCAAAGTTCTTATTCTTGTTACTGTAGCTCCTGTTAAATCATTACCAGCAGTTGTTTCATTCACAGATAAAAGTATTGATGAAATTAAACCTGTTGCATTACTGATTATTATTCTCGGTCTGGGTAACTGCCCACGTTGGAAAGCAAAACCTGTAGCTTGCACAGGAAATCTAAGGTAGTCATTACCAGCCCATACAATTTTGCCATTTGCATCTAAATTACTACCAGCATGGAATCTGTAAATTGTATTTGCACCATGTAAAGCAGTGTCTAATTGAAGAGTAAATAGTTCAATAATCGCTGATGGATTTATTGCTTGTAAATCACTAAATACTGCTGAATTTACTGACATTTTTAAGGTTCAAATACTTGTCTAAAAGTTGCTTGAATTGTAGCTCTATTTTTAAATGGTATTGATTTACTCCAACTTTCACAAACAAATTTAAATTTAGTAGAATCTTCACCAGGTAAGTGTTCAGCAGGAAAATCAAAACTATCATTATCATTTGCTCTCGCATCTAAAAATGTTTCAATTTGATCTGCTTCTGTTTCAGATACGTTGTAAGTAAAATTAAATTCTTTTGGATTTTGATGTTGTGCAAGACCAAAAAGAATACGGTGTTCATAGCCATCAGCAAAACGAACAGTACGAGTAAGTGGTACAGAACTTTTTTGTTGGCCGTATGTAGGTTTTATTGCAGGAAATGTAGCCATTATGCAAGTAATCCTCCTGGTCTTTTTTGTTGTAATATTTCAGATTGTACTGCAACTGATATAAGTCGACCAAGTTCTCTTCCCTGTGCTTCATCTCCTTGAACAGAAGAACCAGAAGCATCTACATTCACAACTACATTTGTAGAACCTCCAGCAAGATTTTCATTAGAAACTATCCGACCACCTGAGTTCGGAACAAACATTTCTGGCCCACGTTCTCCAACAATATATTTTTTACCTGCACTAACAGGACCACCATTAGCTCTGAAGAAACTAGAACCTGGGAATAAACCAGTAAGTAAAGAATTAACACCAAATCTTATTAATGATGTTTGTATTTCACGGAATACACTACGAGCAACATCTCCAAGAGTTTTTGTACCATCTATTGCACCTTGAATTGCATTTACTAATCCATCTTCTATTGTTTGCCCAATACTTCTATATAAATCTTTTAATTTTTGTACTTGTACTGCTTGATCTTCTGCTTGAGCAAGTGCTCTTACAGCTTTTTCTATAGCATCTTCATTCTCTTCTCCATATATTGCAACCGCTTCTGCTATTTTTCGTCTTATTGCAGCTTCCCTATCTCCTAATTCAAGTCTTTGCATTATAAAACCTCTTTCTTTATCTAAACCTAAAATATATTGGTCAAATGCTTTACCAGTACCAGTAACTATTTCATTCGCATTTTCAATATCTTTATTAATCATTTCAATGAGTTTTTTACCAAAAGGTAGTTTTTCAATTAATAAAGTTATTTCTTTTAAAACAAGACCAATAGTAGTAGCAAGATTATTAAACACAAATAATATTGCATTAATTAATCGCAATATTGCAGTTAAAGCAGTAATAAACGGAGTACTAATTATTCCTAATGAAGCAGCAGCAGTAGCAGTAAATTTTTTAAATTCAGCATTTAATAAATTAAGATTGTTTGCTATATCTTCAGCCGAACCTGGAACCATACCAGTTTGCATAGATATTTCTTTTTGTATAGCTCTTCTAGCTTCTTCTGTTTTACCTTGTTGTTTTAATAAAGTAACTGTTTTAGCTAATTCTCTATTTACACCAATAGAAGATTCTTCCAAAGCCTCTAAATTAATTTCTCTTGCAGCATTACCAATAGCAGTAATTGTTTGGAGATTACGTTCTAATAAAGTACCAATAGCACTACCAAATATCTGAGCACCAAAACCCATTCCTTTAGGTGCTAATGCAGAACCTAAAATACTACCACCAACTGCTCCTGCTCCTCCACCAAATAACAATGGAAAACCTGCACCTAAGAATTGTTCTTGCCTTCTTCCTCTTCTAATTCTTCTAATATTTTCTAATCGCCTAAATGCTTCTTTTCTTCTTTTAGATTCTATTGATTGCTGTTTTTGTACTTGATTTGTAATTTGCTTTTCTTTTTGTAAAACTTTATTTGCAGCATCAACTCGTATTTTTGCAACTTGTTTTTGTTGATTTGTAGGAGTTAAAAACTTACTACTTGTTTGACCTGCTTCTGGTAATCTTCTACTTGGTGGTACAAGAGTTGCACTACCTAAAGCACTTATCTGTTCTTGAGTAACAAAAGCAGTAGCAGCAGTAAATGGTTTAGCTGCTCTAGCTGCCTGACTTTGAATATTTGCATTTATCCCTAACTGCCTTCCTATTGCTTTACTAATTTTTAAAAACTCTTCTGAACCAACAATAGTCATCTCTTGCATACGCTTGAGCATTGACATTGCTTCATTACCAGCAAGTATTGTTCTAGGGAACGCTTCTATTTCTTTTAATCTTGCACTAACGCTTCCTATTGTTTTCTTTGGATCTGTTCCGCTTGCTTGAGCAAAAGCAGTAGCTTCTAATCTTAATGCTTTAAAATTTCCAGCTAATAAGGTTGTTGCTGCTCTTTGTCTATCTACTGCATTAGCAGCATCATCAAATGCCTTTCTGACAAAGCTCATTTCTTCTTTTATCGTTGATATTTTTCTCGCAAACTGATTAGGTCTGTTAGTGTCCATAAAGGAATTAACAGCAGCTTTTCCTAAATCTATTTGTGCATTTAATCTTTTTAATGCTGCCTGTGCTGGATCAGTTTTTATATTTATTTTTAACTTATTTAGATTCCCAAAAGTCTTTTCTACCTGCTTTGCAATTTGCTGAAGTTTTCTTACATTCTTTTCACCACGACTCGTATTTATAACAAGATCAATCTGTTTAATCGCCATTTCGACCTAATTAGCAAAACATATATTCTATTCTACCTCGATTTGGGTATAACGCTTCTTCTTTGTGTTTTATCTTGTTCTTTTTTTTGCTCTTCATTTCTTATGCTATAAAAAGCAGCCCAACCTATCATCTCCTCAAGAGTTAATGTCTCACATAATTCACTAACAGATTTTTTTAATTCATTTGCCAATGAATAAATAAACATCCAATCAGAATTAGCTTTTCAAATCGGCTTTTGCCTGTTCAACCTCCTTATCAGAACCAGCTTCTAACATTGCTAGTTGTATTTCTTGAAGAACAGAAGCAGCAACTTCTCTTCTTAATGAAGCCTTATCTCCATCAGCAAATAATCTCTTACCATCTTTATCCAATGCTTTTTCAATCATTAACTGTAAAGCAAAATCATTAGCATCTTCAGTTCCACTTTTTTTTGAAATAGCTTCTCTTTCAGCAATAGTTAATGGATGCCAAAAAATAGTAAGTAAAATTTCATCACCATCCATGATGTCATACTTATAAAGTTGGCTTACACCAAATTTATTCTTGAGAAGATCAACTGCTCTAGTCATAATATTATATAGCTATTAGAATTATATCAGCTATTGGCGAAAAAGGAACAAGATATGATTCCTAAGAAATGTGAACGATCTTCAATCTCAACAGGAATCGGACCACTAACTTCTCCTACTCTTGGAGAACAAGAAAAAGGATCAGCATAACTTGAACTGTTAATAGTATTTAAACCATCAATAACTGATTCAGAAATTTCAGATAATCTCGAAGTTCCTTTACTCTTTGGTACATATACATTTGCTTGTATTGCACCAGAATAATAATCAGCAGAAGCACCTTGAGCTTGTAAGGTAGATTGACTGAAAGTAATAGAAGTTGTTATGTAAGTAACTGTTTTTCCAGGAGTGGTAAAAGATACGTTGTCATATACAAGTTTTACTCTAGGATCAACGTCTACAACTGCATCTGTTATAGCTTTTTCAAAAGCTGCTCTTACATTAACTAAAGTCATAATTTAGAATACCTCGAACCTAGTGCTGGAGCACTTCTACCACCCTGAGTATCTTTATATAA